GAACCCGTAAGTTCTTTAGTTACAAGGGCTGCAGTATTATCCACAGCCCTCGTAAACCAGTATCTTTAGTATATATAGTGTATTATCTTTACTATATATATAGGTTCTCCAGTCCTTTTGTTTAATTCCCGGATCACAGTTTTATTTTGTTTACCATAGTGTACATACTGTAACAGTTTACATACACCATTCTCAATTGTTTCTTTTGTCCATGTAGTAATCATAGCTCCTAGTTTTTTATTGGTTTACAGTATTATTATAGGGTTGACAAAAAGAGGTTTCTATTAACATAGATATTCAGATGAGCATTTTTTACAGGATCTTCAAAAAAAAGGGGATGCCCCCCAATGACTACTTTTTCATAGTCATTGTGAGAGCATCCGCTACAGTAAGTTCAGTGATTACATTAATCTTGTGATTCATGTATTCACCGCACTTACTTGGTTCAGTACAATGTTCCACAAGGTATGCGGAGCCTACCTTAAGTGGAGTACTGAAGGCCTTTATGTAGTTTCTATGTAGCCTGAAGTTAGACTCCGTCTCACTCAGGTTACTACAAAATACATAGTTAGCATTGTCTTTGTTGTACTTTTGTACAAGAATGATAATCTTATTCATTGTGATATAAATTTATTGGTTCACAATTTTTACAGGGTTGACGAGAGCAAATGTTTTTCCAGACAGGAAAAATTTTTGCCAGACCACGGTCAAAGCAATGACTGGTGCCAGAGCTTGCGGGGGGTACCAGGCTGCAGCTGCAGGCCGGGGGCTGCTTTGCATAGGAGCCACCACATCCTCCTACATATTAAAAATCCAATTACCCCCTCCTCCTAAATACTATAAATCCCCTCCCGTATTTGTTCATCCCCAAACTTTTACATATCTTTACAATGCTACAGGTAGATTGCCCCGGGGGTTTCTTCATTCGTTTTCCTCTGGGGGCAGTCTCATAATAAGTTAGATATGGCATATATAGAACACAACTTCTTTCCCCTTAAGGTATTTGTTAGAAATGAGTACATGTACCAACATCAAAAAGGTCAAGGAGAATTTACACCGGGGGTTATTATATCAGTAAGGTGTATGCCAGGACAAGCTGCGTTATTTCAAGTACTCTTAGAGAATGGTGTACTCCGGGATAAGTTACCAAGTCATGCTTTGCTTCATGAACCAGAGATACCTAGCCCAGATTTACCTTTTCACTACCTACAGATATGGAACTGTTTCTCTTATAACTTTACTCTTCTTCACCTATCGTATTTGTATGATACCAGAGTAGAGGTGTATATGAAGGACCACAAGTTCTATCCGGGTAGTTATTATGCTACCATCAACTGGGGATCTAATGATCCTAACACAGATCTATCACTAGCAGAAGATCCGTTAGAACATAAGTCTCATCATATTATTTTACTGGACAACGACCAGATAGCGTTGCAACCTAATAACCGGATCAAGTGGTCAGAGCCAAGCTTTGTAACCAAGCCATTCCCAGAGAAACCAGATTACTTAGTTAACAAAGACTACTATAACTGTGAGGGGTTTGAAAAGTGGAACACAGAAGATTCTGAGAGAATGTTCTATGATAATGAATAATTTGTATATTGTATTAAAACTAACATACTATGGCAAAGGCAAAAGATGGCTTTACTAAGCTAGAGAAGAAAAGAACTTCCCGTCCGGGTGTACATGCAAAGAGCAAAACATCCAAACTTAAGAGTTCTAAGAAGTACAAGAAGTTGTACAGAGGACAAGGATAACTTGTTTTAAAAAGTATAATATATTAGTCATTTGGTCCTTATATGACACATTATGGATAATATATTATACATTTGTTTACTCCACCGTTACTTGTTAACGGAACCCCATGGTAATACTGTTGCTATGGAATCCCCCCTGCAGCTAGATGCTGTTGGCCCAAGTACCAGGTAAGCATACCGTAAGATCTGCTCACTAGATCTGGTCTTCTCGTTATTGGGAAATAGGACCTGCTTTGGCGCTGGCTGACGAGCCCCAACCATTCAGCCTTATAACCACTAACACCCCCTAGCAAGACTGTCTGATCAACAGAAACTGCTAGGGGTTTTTCTCCCTGCAAAAATTGTAGGTGTAGCTGGTCAGAGGTAAGTCCTTGCAAACTCAATACCTAAAGTTGAGCAGCCCACTTACGGAGTGGGCTTTTTTATTTAAAAAAATTTTATATATTTGTACATGGCACAATTGTTTAAAACCAAAGCACTTATGATAGAGGCTATTCAATGGAATGGCAAGAATCATTTGGAGGTTATGGACTTTTGTGACACTTGTTATTTTACAACTCATGGTCATGTGAAAGATCTTTTATTGGATCCCGCAGAAAGCAATGAGGTTGTTTGTCTTAATGACTTTATAGTAAAGACAGTAACAGGTAAATATATGGCTTATGCACCTCAAGATTTTATTGCAACTTTTGAGAATGTATGACCCAGCATCAGTTGGACATATGGCACAAACTAGCAAGTGAGTCAGAAACCAACTTGGAAGCACGTATTAAATTTGATAAATATATGGAAGAACAACAAGAAGGAGTTGTAGGGATCAGAGAAGTAAGAGTCCCTTCATTCGGAGAGCAGTTAGTAGGATTAAGTTTTAATCCAAGTGGAGATGCAGATGTGCATAGAGTAAAAGAATTAGCCGCAGAAATGGCTGAGATTCTAAAGCGCAGATACACTGAGGATCAAAGAACTCCAGTAAAAAGTCTTTTATTTGATCATGCAGTAGGAGAGATTCTCAATGCTCAAATGAATGTAGTTAAAGTAATCACAATGAATCCAAAAGAAAATGAAACCGTTTAAAACATTAAGAGGAAGAACAATCTTGTTAGATCTTCCAAAAAGAAAAGAGTCAGTAATCCAGTTAAGTGCTAAGGATGAAGAAGCAATGATGGCTGATGCAGTAAAGATGTGGAACAAACTTACCGTGTTTGCAGTAGGTGATAAAGTAGAAGAGGTAGCTGTAGGAGACCAAGTCTATGTACGCACCAGTGCACTTAACATGGAAGTGGTGGAACGCATTGATATTGATGGAGAAATTAAACTAGTCCTCACTGAGGGAGATGTTGTTATAGTATGGTAAACTTTAGTAAAGAAGCACAGGAGTATGAAAAGGTCATCTGCTCCAAAGAGGAGATCTCTGGTACCCCTCTTGATGTTAGTTCTCGTATTATTATTGTTAATGATGCTACAAGACCTAATCACTACGGAGGAAAAGACAACCCATATGAAGTCTTTAAGGTATTAGAAGCTTGGAAGTTGGATAAAGATTTCTATCTTGGTAATGTGATTAAGTACTTAGCTAGAGCTGGAAAGAAAAGTAAGACTACTGAAAAAGAGGATCTTCAAAAAGCTTTAGTATATTTACAAAGAAGAATTGATTCATTATGATTTGGTTAAAGCCCATTATATTAATGTTTGGTATTAGCACACTAGCTTTCTTTTGGATAGTTATTAATGCTATGACAACACCAATATATAATAAGGTGTATGATATGTATCATGAAGATGAGAAAGGTAGGATCATTGCAAACTGGACTATAGGAGCAATGATTATAGTTTCTTTCTTATTAGGATATATGATAGGATAGCTTCTTCTTTAGTAATTCCTCTACCCTGTCAAAAGATCCTCAGTTATTCTGGGGATTTTTTTGTTATATCAGATTTATTTATTATATTATAATGTATACATTTAATATTTATAACCATGGACATTCTAAATTTTATTTCTTGGATTAAGGCGGGTCAATATAGAGCTACTCTTCCAACAGACGTTACTAACTTAATTGCAGTAGGTGCAAAAGATCCATCGCGTGATGATGGGTATCTTTCACTTTCTGTAAATGCTGCACCATTACAGTCATTGTATAATACAGCTAATGGTGCGCAGGCAACCCTTATTACTAACCCAGTAACTGTTAATGCATTAAATGGTGTTGTTACTACTGTATCATCAACTCTTGCTGGTGGTAGTAAAACATTTTTTACTGTAAATAACTCAAATGTACTTACTACATCTAAAGTGATTGTATCACTTGAATATGATGAAGCTGCTACGGGAATTCCAACTATATCAGTAGCTGATATTGCAGCTGGTTCCTTTAAAGTAGTTATTGCTAATGCTGCTGCTGCAACTCCACTTAACGCAGCAATGAGAGTACACTTCCTTATTATTGCATAATGCTTAATAATCTTACCAACTTATTTAATCTTATCAAATCCAGGATGGTGAAAACTGTCCTGGAAACTGATGATTTATTTGTAGTTGGTACAAGAGATAATAGATATGATGGTGGTTATAAACCTACCATTGCTACTTTAAGTGCTGTCGCTAATGCTGTGGCACCATTAATTCCGCCATCAGGTAATTTTGGACTATATGCTCAAACTGGTAATAGTATTCCAATAACTAACACTATAGTAGAAAGTACTTTAATAAATGGTGGAGTAGGAACATTATCAGTTCCAGCTAATGCTTTTCAAATAGGAGATAGTTTTAGAGCTATTTTTGGAGGAATTTTAAATGCTACTAATAATCAAACTATTAGAGTTAGAGTAAAAACAGGAAGTGTTATTTTACTAGATAGCGGTGCTCAACCAATTACTAATATTACAAATGATATATTTAGTTTAAACATAGACTTTACTATTAGACAACTTGGAACTGCTGGTGTAGCATCTATAGTAGCTCTAGGAGGATTTCATTACACAAAGACTTCAAATGCTACAGTACAAGGTTTTGCATTTAATACAGTAAATAGTACAACCTTCAATACCACAATTAATAATACCTTAGATGTTACTGTACAATGGGGTAGTGCTAATGCTGGTAACTCCATATATTCGGATATATTTATATTAAACAAAACATATTAATCATGTCAATAGGTAATTTAAAAGACTACGGCAATAAAGGGAATAATTTTCCTTGGCAATATAAAATGCTTCAAGGGCTAGATGCTCTTCTTTCTGCATTTTCCATTAGTGGAACATCATATCTTGCGCCAAAAGCAAAATCAATTGCTATTTTAAGACCAACCACAGCTGGTACAACATCAGCAACATTAAATAGTTTATCAATTGCTAATGTAGGTACTGCTAATGGTACAGTACAGGGTGTTACATTAAAACCTGGAGAAACAGTAAGTTTTGATGCAGGGGTCCTTAATAATACATTGCCAGTATTCAATTATAACGCAACAGGAACTGAGTTTTTAATTATTGCTGTTTTTTAGTATGGCCACTGATATAAATTTTATTAAAAGGCTTGGAATACCTAATGGTACAAATATCTTAATTGGGTTAATTCCTCCATTCATTAATAATTTTAAGGCTAGAGTAGCTGCAGATGGTGGAACATTTGAGGCAGAGGCTTGCTTGTTTAATCAATTAACAGCATTAAATAATATTGCAAGTGACCCAATGCAACCCTTAGTAGCGGCATTTAGATTAAGAGTAGTAACAGATGGCGGAGTAATGGAAGCAGAGACTTGCTTACTTAATCAATTAACATTTTTAAATAGTATAGTATGAGTTTATTAACTGACGCATCTTTATTAGTAACACCAAATGCTTACAAAGCTACTAAGTTATATTCTATAATTCCTACCAACGGAAACGGGGATTTTACTGTAACCAGAGCAACTATTGCTACACGTATAAATAGTGCAGGATTAATAGAAACTGTAGGTAATAACATTCCTCGCCTTGACTACTCACTTGGCAGTTGTCCTAACATTTTGCTTGAGCCGCAGAGGACTAATTTAGTATTCCCAAGTGCTACTTTAACAACTCAAACAATAACAGTTACAGCAGTGGCACATACTTTATCATTTTATGGTACAGGAACTGTTACTTTATCAGGAGTGGCTACTGGTACATTAGTAGGTACAGGAGTAAATAATAGGGTTACTCTAACTTTTACACCAACTGCAGGTAGCTTAACTTTGACAGTGTCAGGTAGCGTCACATTGGGTCAACTTGAAGCAGGCTCATACGCAACATCTTACATACCAACAACTTCTGCTACAGTTACAAGAAATTTAGACCAAATTCTTAGAAGCAATGTTTACACAAACAGCTTAATAACAGCAAGTGGTGGTACTTGGTTTGTGGATATAAGGAACAATATTCCTGTAGTTCGTGATTTATCAACAAGTGGAATTTTTCTAAATACAGGAGTTTTATCAACGGTTGGTAATGGATTTGTATTAAGAAATCCAGGAAGTAGTTTGTCAAGAATGGGAATATTTACAGTAGCTGGAGGTTTAAGTGCTAACCTTCATACTATAGCAACTGACAATGCTAAAGTTGCTTTTAAATGGAACGGTACAACTGCTGACATTTTTGTTAATGGAGTTAAGGTAGTAACTGCAACCCCATTTACTGCAACTACAATGGAAAACTTAATAGGAGAAGGTTCAAACCGAGCTATTCAGGTCAACTCAATGGCACTATTCCCATTTCCACTTACTGACACTCAGTGTATAGCCTTAACAACCTAATCATGAATATATTTAAGCTTACATTCGCAGACAAAGACCAAGCAGTAGCTGACTTGGTAGCAAAGAACATTTTAGTACCTCAAGAGGAAGGTTACTCATACGGAGAAGGCGTACAGGCTGTTGTTGAGCTAGGCATCATCTGCTTAGACCCAACTGCTGAGCCACCTGTATATGCTAATGGTTATCATTATGATGTGATGTCAACAGAGATGTATAACTTCGGTGCTAATTTAGTAGAACCTGCAAATCCTAAACATGCTTTTGCCGGATACCCTATTACTGCAGAATATAGTCCTACAGAAGAGGAACCTATCTAAATTTTTAGTAAATTATACTATATGCTTAATAAGTCTAACATATCTCTATTACTACAAGTTGCTTTAGCTACTATGTGTATATTCTTACTCATGCGTAATCCTAAGCAAGTATATCCGGTAAGTACACAGAAGACTATTGAAACTAGAATTCAAGGTAAGGAAACTGTAATTAAGCAGCAAGGTAAAGCAATAGATAACAGCAAAGTTATTATTGATGAACTTAACCATGGTCTTTTTGATTTACAAGCAGAGCTAGAAAAGGTTAAAAACTCCAGAGATACTTTTAAAATTACCCAGATCCAGGATACAATGATCCATGTACTCTACCGTAGAGACAAAGAAAAGGATGCAATTATAGCTGCCCAGGATACCATTATAGTAGCACAGAGATATATTATAAACTCCCAGGATACTATTATCACAGCACAAGCTTTTGATATCAAGAAACTAAAGAGACAAAGAAACATCTCTTTCATATTGAATGGAATACTAACTACAGGATTAATTATTAAATGATGGAAATTTCACAGCTCATACAATGGGGACTGATTGCAGTTACAGGAGTTCTCGGGTACTTTCTCAGAATGATTCACACAGATGTAAGAAACAATACAGAAAGTCTCGGAAAACTAAAAGGAAAGATTGAACTTGTAGAACAAGAATCAAGATTAAAATATCAGGCAATTCAGGAACAGACTCAACTTGAGATTAAAAACTTGGCTAAGAGTGTTGCTGAATTATCTGATGCAGTTAAACAACTTATATTACAAAGATAATGGATACAACAGCAGTAGAGACAACAACACCAGACTTTGGTGTATTTGCACAACTAGGAGATTATGGTCCCCTAGGATTAGCAGTATTAGCCCTTGGCTATGTAGCTTGGATATTTATCAAGAGATATCTTGATGAAAACAAGAAGATGAAAGAAGAGCTTACAGAAAAGAAAGTAGTAAAAAGAAAAACTAGGAAGTAATGTCATTTGGTCCTTTTGAAGTATTAACACAGTATGGAGTACTAGGCTTTGCTGTCTTAGCACTGGGTTATTTATGCTGGATGTTTTTAAACAAACTTCTCAAGAGTGAGGAAGAGTTAAAAATAAAAGTAGAAGAGCTGGAAGGTGATTATAGAGATGAGCTTGAAAAGAAATTAGAAGAAAACACTGAAAGCTCAAAAAGCCTAAAAGAAACTATCTTATTGCTTTTTAATAAAAAGAGATGAGAACTAAATTATTTCTAATAGCGGGTGGTTTTATTCTACTTGTGATATTGCAAATATTCTCAAGTGGTCATGAGCACGTGGTTGTTGTAGATGATAATGTTCAGCTAACAGGACAAAATAAAAAACTCACTACATCAAATAAAAAACTAACTCACAGTGTTGGTAAGTTAAAAGCTGCAAACAAAGTGTTAGTAGAAGAAAAAACAAACCTACAAGAGATGGTCTCTGAAGTTATTGGAGACTTAGATAGTACTAAAGCTGTAGTAAAAGACATTAAAAAAGAATTAGAAAATGAAAAAGATATTGTTCGTAAGCAGTCTACTGGTAAGC